TTTAGAGTAGGAAATTTATTTAATGTTGAACAATCAACAGGTATAGCAACATTAAATGCAGATGCATTTAATATTGCAGGACTACAAGAGTTAACATTAGGTGAAGTAACACTTGGAGGTAGTTCTGCAACTATTAGTGAATTCTCAACAGATCCATTTATGACTGCTAATAGTGATACTGTTATACCAACTCAAAGAGCTATAAAAGCTTACATCGAAGCTCAAATTGGTGGCGGTGGTGCTGCTTTAAATGTTAACTCACTAACAGCTGGCGATATTTACATTGCTACAAATGAGATAAGCACAGTCACAGGAACATCTATCACATTTAATGTTACAACTAATTTTACCGGAGGTATAACAGGAGTCCCGTTAGCAATAAATTACTTTTTGAGATGATAAATAATACAAAATAAGGAGATTTAATGGCTACTGGAGTTTTAGGTAAATTTGATGTTGTAGTTGATACAGATACTATAATCTATACCTGCCCTGATAACACGTTTGCAATTGTTACATTAAATGTTTGTAACAGATCTACAGCAACTGCTGGAATTAACGTTGCAATAAGTGAAACCGGGGCAATTGGTGTTGCTGATTATATAGAATTTAATACACAAATTGTTCCAAATGGTGTTTTAGAAAGAACAGGAATAGTTATTCATAATGGATATTCAGTGATGGTACGATCTGATGTAGCAAATATTACAGCCATAGCATACGGAATAGAAACCTCAACATTATAAGGATGATTAATGGGTAGAAGAGTACAATATGGATCTAGTTTTGTAACATTACCAGTTGGCTATGGAGTAGATAGTACTAGACCAGATCCGGCAGTCCAAGGAGCGTTGTTTTTCAATACAGATAAACATACTCTAGAAATTTATGACGGAGATGGATGGCATTCAATTCGCGACATGCACAGTCTTGATATACAAAGTGACACGAATGTTGTTGTAAACAAACACTATTGGGTAGATTGTTTACCTAATTCTGGATTTACAGCTACACTTCCGACATCGCCATCAAAATACGACAAAATTACATTTACTGATAAAAATAATTCAATTAACAATATTAGGATATTTAGAATAGATCCAGGACCAAATCCTATTATGGGTACATCGGATGTAATGGAGGTTACTACAACTGGTGCATCTTTTACAATAATATGGTTTGATAATACAGAAGGATGGAGAGTTGAAAATATCTAAGGATTACTATGGCGTTTGATTATCAAAGTTTAAAAAAATATACAGACGACAGCTTAGTTGATAATACTTTATTAAAAACAAACATAGGAACAGATCAGATTGTAAATGCAAATTTTATTGATAACGCTGTAACTGATACTAAACTAGCCGATGATGCTGTTGTAAATTCAAATAACAAAACTACTGGTACACTACCGACTACAAAAGGCGGAACTGGATTAACATCTTTAGGTGGAGCCTTTAAAGCTATAAGAAGCACAGGTAGTGCATTAGATTACCATGAACATGGTTTAAGATCTATGTCTGTATTTACAGGTAATGGCACATGGTCTAGACCTGCTAATGTCCGATATATCAAAGTTCAGGTACAAGGTGGCGGTGGCGGTGGCAGTGGACACGGAGAAGGTGGAGGCGCCGGTGGCTATGCTGAGAGATATCTTGATGTAACAGGAATTAGCAGTGTATCAGTAACTATAGGTGGCGGTGGCGGTCGCACTTATTATAATAATAGAGGTGGCAACGGAGGCGGAAGTAGTTTCGGTCCATATGTAAGTGCAGGAGGAGGACACGGAGCAAATAGACAGAATAACCATTCCGGAGGAGTAAGTGGAGTTGGATCTGGTGGTAATTTAAATTTACATTCAGGCGGAGGATTTAATCATCATGCAAGGAGTGCCCAAAGTTGTGCAAATACATTCTTTGGTGGCGGAGCCCCAGGAAATCATCCACAAGGTGGTCATTTTGCACATAGACATCAGGGACATTCTGCTCCGGGAACAGGCGGAGCAGGTGGCCATTTTCATAATCACTTAGGATCTGATGGAAAACCAGGTATTGTAATTATCACAGAATATTATTAAGGCAATTTCAATGGCATTTGATTATCAAGCATTAAAAAAATTAACAAATGATTCATTTATAAGTGGTTCAATAACAGGAACAGATATAGGAAATGAAGAAATTACAAATACAGAAATTGCTAGTAATACTATCGAAGCTGCAAAATTTGCAAACGATAGTGTAGATCTAACAGCAACTTCTGTATCAGGTACGTTACCTGTAAATAAAGGCGGAACTAACACAACCGCTGGAGGAAATCCTTTTGAAATTTTAATGACAAATAGTGCAAATACCTCTTTATCATTTAGACCATACGGTATAAGAGGAATGTCAGTTTTTACAAGTAATGGCACATGGACTAGACCGTCAAATGTTAAATATATTTGGGTACAAGTACAAGCAGGGGGCGGCGGTGCAAGTGGGCATGGAGAATCAGGTGCTGCTGGAGGTTACAGTGAGAGAATCTTAGAAGTTGAAAATGCAAATATTTCAAGTGTAGCAGTAACTGTAGGTGGCGGTGGCGGTGGCACTTATTATTCTAATGCAGGTGGCAACGGAGCCGGAAGTAGCTTTGGTCCTTATTTAAGTGCAGGAGGAGGACATGGAGCAAATAGACATAATCAACACAATGGCGGACTTAGTGGTAATGGATCTGGTGGTAATTTAAATTTACATATGGGATCCGGAGGCAGTCACGAACAGAGATCTTCTGGCATGGGAGGTTCTTCTTTTTGGGGAGGACCGGCACCTGCTGGACATCCCCAAGGTGGACATTTTTCACATAATCATCAAGGTCACTCTGCTCCTGGAACAGGTGGCACATCTGGATATTTTTCAGGGCATAGAGGATCTGATGGAAGACCAGGGATTGTTGTAATAACAGAATTTTATTAAGAGTAAATTATGGCATTTAACTACCAACTATTGAAAAAATTAACAAATCAATCTGTTACAAATGAATCGTTACAAACAACAAGTTTTGCTAATACTACTATTGCTACAGCTAACATAGAAAATGATACTATAACAGAAGCTAATATTAAGGATGCAGCAATTGATTATAGCACTTCAACAGTAACAGGAACAATGCCACGGAGTAAAGGTGGAACTGGGTTATCTACAATAGGAAGTACTCAACAACTTCTAAGACGTACAAGTGCTTCGGGTAGTGCTTTAGAATATGCTAATTTAGGCTTTAGCGGAATATCAGTATTCACATCAACCGGAACATGGAACAAACCGGCAGGAGTTAGGTATATTAGGGTAAAAGTACAAGCCGGCGGTGGCGGTGCAGCTGGGCACGGAGAATCAGGAGGAGCCGGCGGGTACGCAGAAAGAATAATGAATGTAGATAGTATTAGTGCAGTAAGTTGTAGTATAGGTGGCGGCGGCGGCGGCACTTATTATAATGGTGGTAGAAATAGAGGTGGTAACGGAGGCGGAAGTAGTTTTGGTCCCTATGTAAGTGCAGGAGGAGGACACGGAGCAAATAGACAAAATCAACACTCCGGAGGAGTGAGTGGCAATGGATCTGGTGGTAATTTAAATATACATCAAGGCGGAGGCGGTGCCCATCATGATAGTTTTGGACCTGGCGGTACAAGTTATTTTGGAGGAGCTGCACCCGGCGGACATCCACAAGGTGGTCATTTTGCACATAATCATCAAAATCATTCTGCTCCTGGAACAGGCGGTACCGGAGGATATTTTCAAGGTCATAGAGGATCTGATGGAAGACCAGGCATAATCGTTATAGAGGAATATAAATGAAAAAAGTTTTAATGTCGTATCAAGGATTTATAAGTGAAATTAAAAATCCAGGAGAAGAATATGAAATTTACGAAGGACCTGATGCAACTTTAGCATGGGTAGATGCTCCAGATAATGTTACATTAGACTGGACATTGGAATGGAGTCCAACTCAACAAGATATGATATGGGTAGAAAGAGATGGTGGCTTTACCGATAACGCAGTTGCAAGGCAAGTTGCATATGGACAAGTCGGAGAACAATTAGATATGCTATATCATGAATTAAAAGAAACCGGCACTATAAGTCAAAATGGCACGTGGTACCAGCATATTACTATGGTAAAAGATGTAATAGACAAACCAATACCTCAAGAAGAATTTTTAACTATGGAGGAACAATTAGCTTCTTTAGAAAACACAGAACCTAGTATCAATACATCTCCAAATCCATCTTCTATAGAATTACCAGCATTCCGTAGATACTCAAAGTGGCTCAATTCTAATTCTTAATACCTATATCTTTGCATAAATATCCCATAATAGGAATATTTCATGCAAATTAAAAAAATTGTAATTGTAGGAGGAGGAAGTTCAGGCTGGATGACTGCAGCCGCTTTAAGCAAATGTTGTCCTGATCTAAATATAACTCTTGTAGAATCTAAGAGAGTAGGAACAGTTGGTGTAGGCGAAAGCACATTAGGACATATTAATAGATTTTTGCGTTTGCTAGATTTAAAAGATGAAGATTGGATGCCTAAATGCAATGCAACATATAAAAATTCTATACGTTTTACAAATTTTAGAATAGGTCAAGGCGAATCTTTTGAATATCCATTTGCAGAAGGATTAGACTACACAGATAAGCCCGGAGGCTCTAACTCTTGGTCTGAATTAGCTACACTTTATCCTGATGAATTTCCTCCAGAATCATTTGCTGAATTTTTTTGCACCGGAAACACATTATTAGCAAAATACAATAAACAAACCAAAAACAACGATAAAATATTAAGAAATTTTGATTTTGAGCATGACACAGCATATCATCTTGATGCCCAATTATTTGGTCAATATTTAAAAGATAACATAGCAATCCCAAACGGAGTTGAGCACTTAATAGGCGATGCTCATTCATTCCAAAAAGATCATTTAAACAACATAACACAAATATTATTAATTGACGGAAGAACGCTAAATGCTGATCTTTATATAGATTGTACAGGATTCAAATCACTTCTATTAGAAGACTGGATGGGATCTCAATTTATGCCATTTACAAAATATTTGGCTAATGATAGTGCATGGGCGTGTCGTTTACCTTATACAGATAGAAAAAAACAGATGCTAAACGTAACAGATTGTTTTGCTCTGAACAATGGATGGGTTTGGACTATCCCCCTATGGAATAGAATAGGAACAGGGTATGTT